CGCACCGGGACCGGCCGAGATGCCCGCATTCACGCTGGGCGCGCTGCTGGACGACCAGAGTCCGATGCCGGAGGACATCATCGCGCCGCGCGTGCTGACGCCGGGCGGGCTGCTGGTTCTCGGTGGCGCGCCCAAGGTCGGCAAGAGCGACCTGCTGATCTCCTGGCTCGTCCACATGGCGGCAGGTGTGCCGTTCCTCGGCTTCACCCCGCCGCGGCCGCTGCGGATCTTCTACCTGCAGGCCGAGATCCAGTATCACTATCTGCGCGAACGCTTGAAGCAGATCGCCCTGCCGCCAGACGTGCTGGCCGCCGCACGCGACACCTTCGTTGCCACCCCGAAACTGAAAATGCTGCTCGACAACGAGGGCAGCGTCCGCGTGGCACGTGCTGTCCAGACGGCGTTCCCCGAGGCACCGCCGGACGTCCTTTGCGTCGACCCGATCCGGAACCTCTTCGATGGCGGGCCCGATGGCGGCGGCGAGAACGACAACACCGCCATGATGTTCTTCCTCAAGGAACGGGTGGAGGTCCTGCGAGACCACGTCGATCCCGATTGTGGGGTGATCCTGATCCACCACACCAAGAAGCTCTCGAAGCAGCAGGTGAAGGACGATCCGTTCCTCGCGCTCTCCGGCGCCAGCGCGCTGCGGGGTTTCTACACCTCCGGACTGATCCTGCACCGACCCGACGAGGATTGCTCGCAGCGAAAACTGGAGATCGAGCTGCGAAATGGCCCCGCGCTGCCGCCCAAGGTGGTCGACAAGGTCGGCGGCCAATGGGTCGAGCTGAACCCGATGAACGAGCGGCTCGTCCGTCAGGAGGTCGGCGCGAAGCATGATGCCGAGCGGGATCGCAAGCGGGACGTCATTCTCGGCATTCTGTTCGAGGAAGCGGCTGAGGGTCGTCTTTATACGACGATGCAGTTCGCCGAGACGTTCGAAAACAAGGGCGGCCTCGGCAGCAAATACACGCTGCGCGAGAGATTGAGCGTTCTCGCGACCAAGGGATCCGTGAAGTTCCTGCGGGACGGAGCAGCGTTCGGCTACCCGATGGTGCGATCGCGGTTCGGATATCTCTGCGTCGAAGGCATGCGGTTCAGCCCCGGACAGTCGGTCGATCAGGAGACGGGAGAAGTGCTGGAAACCGCCAACCCGGTGCGTCCGAGCCACTACAAATGCCCGCAGTCAGGGGTCTGCCTGCAGGTCGAAAACCCCACGGTCTGGGTCTACCCGGCGGCAGGAAACGACGACGTCGGATCAGGCCCAACTCCTAAGAGTGAGGCCTGACTCCTATGTCCTCCCAAACTCCTGACTCAATGAAAACAATGGGTTACGACAGAAGAGGAGTTGGTTCCCCAACTCCTCCCTCACTCCTCGCCTATCCTGATTTATACAATGACATCAGTGTGTTGATGGCGTTCGAGGAGTTTGTGTGGAAGCCCCCATACTACGTATGGGGAGGCCAACCGGCAGGTTTGGCCTCTCCTCCCATACGTCGAGGGGTATCCGCGCGGGCCCTGACGCTCCCTGCACATTCCGATCCGACGACGGCGGCCCGTACCGCCAAGCACATGACCGCCGTCGTCTTCCACCCCCGCAGCCAACCCGAAAAGGAGACCACGATGGCTGAAGCGACTCTGACCAACCCCATGCGGGAGGCAATCCCCGATCTGCCGCCTGCCTTCCGCGTCGACCGCACATTGCTCGCCCTCGATCTCGGCACCACCACCGGCTGGGCGCTGCGCGCGCCGGACGGCCTGATCACCAGCGGCACCGCGTTGTTCCGCCCCAGCCGCTACGACGGCGGCGGGATGCGCTACCTGCGCTTCACCAACTGGCTCACGGAGTTCGACCGGCTGAGCGGTCCGATCGCGGCGATCTGGTACGAAGAAGTCAGGCGGCATGCCGGCACCGATGCGAGCCACATTTACGGCGGTCTGATGGCCACGCTGACCGCATGGGCCGAGCTTCGCGGCGTGCCGTATCAGGGTGTGCCGGTCGGCACCATCAAGCGGTTCGCAACCGGCAAGGGCAATGCGCCCAAAGCGGCAATGATCGAGGCTGCCCGTGATCGAGGCTTCTCCCCCGCCGACGACAACGAGGCCGACGCCATCGCCATCCTGCTCTGGGCGCTCGACACCCGGGGAGGTGTTCGATGACCGCGCGCCAGATCCTCGAGCACACCGCCGACGTCGTCGACCAGCGCCGGGAAGTCTACGGGCCGCCCGACGCCATCATGGCCGCCATCGCGGCCCGCTGGTCACTGACTCTCGGCCTGCCGGTCACACCTGCTCAGGTCACGCTGTGCATGATCGACCTGAAGCTGGCGCGGCTCTGCCACGACCCGGAGTACCGAGACGGGGTCATCGACGTGATCGGCTACGCCGCCCTGTTGCCGGAGGTGCTGTCATGAAGGGCATGCGGTTCACACCGAAGGGCTATGGCGGCTCCCGCCGTGGGCCCGACCGGGTCAAGCGCGAAGGCTGGCGAGATCAGGGCGTGCTGGCTGTCGCGGTCGACGACGATCGGCTGACGTGGCCGGAGCGGGAAATGGTGCGCCAGCTCGGGGAGAAGCTCTACGGCAAGCGCGGGGAGGCCCGGCCATGACCGAGTGGACCCGCGACATGGTCGAGGAGCGGGTGCTCGAAGCGGCCGCGGTTCTGAAGAAACTGCCGGGTCCGCGTGCGCAGGGCTACTTCAGCACCTGGCCCGACATGCTGCTCAGCGCCCGCGAGATCGCACGTCAGGAACCCAAACCGATGAAGGTGCTCCCTTCGCCGCAGTCGATCAGCCGCATGGAGGAGACCCTCACATGGAATCGCTTCCTCAGTCCCGACGACTGCCATCTGATGTGGGCTCGCGCCGAGGGCGTGCCGTGGAAGGGCGTCTGCTACCGGTTCGGCATCAGCCGGCCGACGGCGCACCGGCGATGGGAGTATGCGCTCAGCGTGATCGCGTGGCGGCTGAATGGCCGGGACGTGCATCACCGGCGCGGACGGAAGTTCGTGATCGCGCGGGGACGATGAATCCGGTCGGCCGGAGGTCTGGCGACCAGCTTGCTGACCTCCGGCCGCCCTACCGCCGCTCGCACAGGTCAGCGGATTCAGCTAGGCACGGGCCATGACGAAGATGCGCTCATTGTGGTCGGGCGAGTTGCCCCTCGACGAGGCGTTCTGGACCTGGGCGATCGGCATCGGCCTTTTGGTCAACCTGACCAGCAGCGTCCTGTTTCTCGCGCTCATCACCATCGACAGGCCATGGTCGGCGCTGTTCGCAGGCTACGCCTTGTCGGTGCCCTACAACGTTTTGGCCGGAGTCGGCGTCTGGCGCTCGGCCGCGCGCTACCAAGGCCCGGCTGGACACGCCGAACTTGCCCGCATTGCCACAGTGATCGTGATGTTGCTGCTGTCCGTGACCTGAGCTCCGGACCGGCCGCGATGCCACGGCGGACCGCCGGTCGTCCGGCGCTCCCTGATGCCCCGTGCTTGCCGCCGATCGAACCTGCGTCGCTACGGAGAGATAGCCGGGCCGCCGCAGGATCAATCCGTCCGCTGTCAAACGAAATCGCGTTCGTGAGACATCACGCGGTGAGACACCGGAAGGGATTCACTTTTCCGGCGGCGCGTGGGAGAAATCCATAGGCTGGAGATTTGCGCGAGCACGGAGGTGATGCAGGACTGAGGACGGCGAATGGTTTTTCCGGGCCAACCGCCCACCACTTGGATGATGCTGAAACTCAGTATCGCCCTCCAACCTACTGATTGTACGGGTCCTTCCCGGCGCAGATCGTATGCTGGGGGGCGCAGCGCGGCAATCCGCTAGCGACAGACCTGTTTTTTTGGGAAGCCACCCGGCCCCCGGAATCCAGAGCGCCTCCCGATATCCATCAATAAAACAATGGCTTGCACCCTTCCGGGGGTGGCTTCCGCCGGACCCCTGAAGGAGCCCACCGCGGCCCAGTGGAATCCAGTGCGGAATCCACTCCCGAGACTCCACCACGCCACCCGACAGGATGAACCGAATGACCCTGAGCTTCGCTCCGGACGCGATCGAGCAGTGGCCGCTTGAGCGGCTCAGGCCGTATGCCCGCAACGCCAAGACGCACGGCGCGGACCAGGTCGCGAATATCGCGGGCTCGATGGCGCAGTTCGGCTGGACCGTTCCGGTGCTGGTGGCGGACGACGGCGAACTGATCGCCGGGCATGGGCGTGTGCTCGCGGCCACGCAGCTCGGGCTTACCGAGGCACCGGTGATCGTGCTCGGACATCTGACCGAGGCGCAGCGCCGCGCCTACCGTCTGGCGGACAACCGGCTGGCGGAGTCGCCGTGGGACGAGGCGCTGCTCGCAGGCGAGCTGCAGGAGCTGGTGGCGGACGATTTCGACCTGTCGCTGGTTGGCTTCTCCGACGCGGAACTCGACCAGCTGCTCGCGTTCGATGCGGGTGACGAGGGCGACGGCGGCGGCGGGGAGGACGTCCCCGAAGCGCCGGGGACCCCGGTCAGCCGTCCGGGCGATCTCTGGCTGCTCGGGCCGCACCGGCTGCTCTGCGGGGACGCCACGATCATGGCCGACCTCGACCGGCTGATGGCGGGATCGAAGGCCGACCTCTGCTTCACCGACAGCCAGTACAACGTCGATTACGCAGGCGGCGTCGGGGCGGAGAAGGCCGGCAAGGGCCGGCGCATCCTGAACGACGCGCTCGGCGAC